CTGCGAAAGTGTATCTCCTAGGAGTTAACTCTCCATCTCCGCCGGGCGCTAATGGCCCATCACGTGATAAGCGTGACCCATCGGCGTTTCGACTTGAAGCCGCCGCGCTTCACACTGGACCTAAAGTCTAGTGGGGATCGCACGAATCCCGTAGTACCTCCGGCGACGGTTAAGTCGTCTGAGGGCCTCCAGGGTTCGACACGAGTCCACGAACTGTCCATCGAGCTCTGGATAGAGTCCGATAGCAGTAAGTGGTCTATCGATTGTTGGTAATCCGGCTCTCCATCGATCAACGACGAAAGTTCCCAATGGGGACTTTTCGTCAAGTCGGCGGAGAAACGTTGCCAATTCTCGAGTACTAGACATGAGAAGCCTCCTTCTTTCAGTTGGAACTCCAATCCAAAATCATCGAGCGATATGTTCGAAACTTCAATGGGTCTTTCAGACTCAGGGAAGCTGCGATTATCGCAAAGTGAAAGTCGAGCGGAAATTCCTTCTGAAGAAATCGGAGCTCGTTCGTGAGTTCTCGTGCCGCCCAACCAAAGTCCTGGTTGTCTTCTAAGGGAAGATTCCCTAAAAGACCGCCGATAGGACTCGGAAAGGCTTCCGATAGCCCACTTATTGAGACAGGCTGTTGCGTCTCCATCGATGTCATCCTTCTTTTTAGTAGGTTGATAAACGATTCTTTTCTGCTCCCAACCACATAATTGAGGGTTAAATCTCAATCCTGTAGTAAAGCAGACAGAAAAGAAGTAAATTCCGGCCCCGTATACAAATCGGGACCGGGGTACTGGTGTACGCAACACCTCTTCTACCATGTCGCGGATAGCTTGAGCCATCGTCCACATTCCCAGTAGATAAAACTGGTTTGCAGTCGATACCCAAGCCATCACATGACTAGGTGTCCAAGACCGTGCGTCGTCCGGAGCTAACTGCCTGGCATATACGGGTTTCACCGCATAGCCATTATAGTAGTCACCTCCACAAGACTCTCGGAACAGTGATACCCGAAAAGACTTGTTGACGTTAACCTTTAGGCCATAGGCCTCCAGGTTGCGCACGACCGAGTCCGTGTACTCTACAGGGACAATTATGTCATCCCCGTAGATGTCAATCAGGTCGGAATAATGCCTGATTGACCGGCTAGTCGGTCGTTTGCTGTCCTGGTGATGCATCGCCGCTTGAATTATGGTGTAAAACACCATCGACTCGACGGGAAAGCACATTGCTGATCCCATCGAAGCGAACTTATTCAAGACTAGATTGTCACCAGTAGGCAATGTAGCGTGAAGGCTCCGAGAATCTTCGATATATTCGAGGACCCCACTACCTCTAAAGATACGTTGTACCAGTACATAATGTACACGGTCCGATGCGTCTTTAAGGTCTAAGGTAGCGAGCTTTCGGTCAACACTACTACTGCGAGCGAGTCTCTGATTAGGACGCTGATCCGTAAAACGGATTGACTTCCTTGTCAGGCTATGCGACTCCAATCTGGGAACAACATATTTTAGCAAACCTTGCTGAATATATTGCATTGCAGATGGTTCTATAGCAATGACTCGAGGGGTCTGCTGAGTCTTCGGCACAAAAACAACTCTGACTCCGGGTTCGTCTCGGATGCCATAGAAGTTAAGTGTCTCAGCTCCAGCTGATTCACCAATCCCACTTGCCCTGCTTGCCCAATCATAAGATGAGAAGGCTTGCAAGTCAGAAGGAAAGGTGAGCTCTGACCGGTCGTACCAATGCTGAATGCGAAATCGCTCGTTAGAGCGCCTCCGATCAGCAGTGACGCCGG